TTTTTAGATCTCTTGCTAGTTTAAGTTTTGCAATTTTTACAGCGTGAGACTTTGCATTTTCCTTGTGTATTGGGAAGTTGAATAAAGACCGGACAAAAGAAATCTCTTCCTTATTGTTTATAGACTCGTAAACTCCCAAACTGTTTGCGGCAGATAAAATAGAGGCTAGTTCTACCTTAGTGTTTTCCGAGATGGATTTGTAAACACAATGGAAGATCAACTGATTCATATCATTTGTAAAATGATCCGCATCAATAAAATCTATTTCTAAATAACAATCAAGCCCAAACTGACACAGGGCGGATAATACTGCCCTTTCAGAAGCTAGATCTTCTAGGTTTCGCTTCATTTGACTTTAGACCTCAAGCAGTCATCACATATAAAAGTTTCACGCCTATGCGCTGGATGAATGTCCTTTTCCCTAGAGCATTGTTGGCACTTTTGCTTAACTTTAGATGCCGCTTTTCTCTTTCTTTCTGTGGGCGTTATGTCTGGGGTTTTGTTTAAGTCATCTTTATGCTCAACCCCATCGTCCGTAAAGAGATTTACCCTTTGCTTTACTTCTACCTCTGCGGAGCGCTGTTCTGGCTCATCTTTCTTCATCGTAAAATCATCTGGCGCTCTTGTTTCTTGTGGGGGCTGAGTCTCTTGCTGCTTTTTGTTGACATCTCGTAATTCGTCTGTCTTTGAAAGCTTGTTTATAAGTTCGGTTCTTTGTTCTTCCGTCATCATATTCAATAGTGTTTCTACAATATCTTCGCTCATTGTTTTCTCCTAGCCATATTAGTCAATATTTCTGCCATTTTAATTATTCTATTGTTTTTGCCTTCTAGCGTTCTAACCCTAGCTTCGGCGTGATTTTTTATCTTTAGTATTTCAGATGCCAAGGGGTTTTCCCTGACTGCTGCGTAATACTTTTCCTGCCACTTGGAATATTGTCCTCCGTACTGGTTCAATACTCCACCTATTATAAACCAAATTGAAGACTCTGCCCACTCCAAAGTGTTTTTTTCTTTAACCTTTTCTGTCTCGATGTATTCCGCATATGCGTACAGCTTGAATGCGTACATGTTGCACTGTTCAGAAGTCCAAGCCTTCATTATATCGAAATCAGCATTTAGAACAATGGCAACTTCTTCTGGCGGTTCTGCGGTCGCTAGATATTTGGAACTTTTCCAATTCTCTATTGCCTCTAAGAACTCATTCAATTTTGTTTCGCCACTCATCTTCGTCCTCGTTGTAATTTAGTTGTACTATTCTTATTTCATTCAGCTTACACCATTCTATCTTGCTCCTGTCTCTAGCTTGGGCCTTGAAGAATGATAGCTTATCTTTAAAATGGAATTTATTGAACTCGAAATGCTGGCGTCCATGAACTTCTACGATCAAAGTCCTATTGGGTATGTAGAAATCCGCGCGCAGATTTTTATTTCGTATGGTTTTTGTTCCGGGTAGGCTGACTTCCTCTAGTATTCTATCATGAGGAAAGCAGGAGTCAAGTACACCCCTTGCCTTTTGGTGAAGTTTCGACCTTTTGCCACCGCCAGTTTTAGGGTTCCACTTGTATTCACGGCTATCCAGCCCTATTACTTTCAAGCTAAAGCCTCTTCAATCTTAGACTGTAGGGTATCTACAAGTTCTGGTTTTTCTTTCAAGAAGTTATAAACTTTATCCTGTCCTTGGAGTTTGCCCTCCCAGAGAGATTCGCAAGAAAACCAAGCCCCAGATTTGTCAATAAATCCTAGATCCAGAGATAATTCAAGTATCTCCTGAGTCCTATCTATACCATGACCGTATCTGATATAGCTTTGAACCTGACCTCCGGGCGGCCCCATAGAGGAGCAGATAATCTTCCAGTTCACAATCTGACCAATTCTATTTTTACTTGAATCTTCCCAAGGTTTTATCGCGGGAACTTTTTCGCCACCGCCAGCAATCTCCATTCTAGTATCAGCTTGGTATTGAATTTTATTACCCCCGTCAGAAAGCTTTGCCTTGCCGAAGCCTCCCGTATTAGCGATATAATGAGTTATTGCAATCACAAGACCTCTCTGCCTTGGAAGAAGCTGTCCTATTTTTTTCGTAAAGATAGACAAAATCTTTGGTAGTCCAGCGCGACCGGGGCTAAAATCTCCATCTAGTTCTTTCTCAGGAATCAGGGAAGATATAGAATCTATGATAAGTACTGCGCCATGATAATCTGGATGACTCATCATTTTATAGGCTATTTCTAAAAATTCTTCCGCAGGTAGAGGTTTATCTTCCGGTCCTATGACTTCAATCTTCTCTGGATCGAAGTCCTTCACCTGAAAGTTCATGTCTTTAAGTCGCCCCTCTGCGTCCAGATAGATGACTGGCCTACCTTCCTTTTGGCAGTTGGTTGCAATCTGCATAGCTGTTGTCGTTTTTCCACTTTTCGGATCTCCTGTCAGCGTTAACCAACAGCCCTCCCTAATGCCACCGCCCAATGCTATGTCGATAGCGGGACTAATAGAAATTACCTTGTAGTCACTTTTTTCCTCCAAGACTTCTGTGCCAGTTTTTATGATGTTGCCATATTCTTTTACTTGACTTTTCAGGTATTCAGGTGTTTTCTTTTTTGCCATCGGCACTCCTAAGTTTTGATAGTAGTGTTTTCTTTTTTCTTCTTTTTCTTGGTTTGTATTCGCCGCTCTCGGAGACTTCAATAACCTTTTTGGGCCTCTCCTCCTCTGTCTTTAGTTCGTCTCGTCGTTTTGCTACACCTTCTTCTACGAAGTTGGTAACTAGAACAAATTTTTTAGACTTATGCAGAAAGCCCAAAGAGTAGACATTCTTACCGTTTGGGCTATTTAAATAAGATGTTAAAGACTTTTCTCCATATTTATTAATCAGTTTATGGGCGATCCTGATCTGGGTTTGATACTCCTGTTTCTGGGACTTGTTCCAGAATTTGAACTCAAGACTGCCCTTGTTCTCCCGTTCTCGTCTCCTAGTGCATACCAATTCTGCTACATATTGTGCGGCATTACAGGGCTGCCCTGTTGAGATACTTTTGTACTTCTGGGTTTTCGAGTTTTTCTGATCCATTTTTAAATATCATGTATTTAAGGTTGTCTTCTGTTACCGATCTCACAGCGACAGCTTTTTCAAATTCATTATAAGGCCAAGTGTATTTAGCCACATCGACAGCCGAGCAATCTGGTCTAAGTAAGCATACTGTCAGCGTTTGGAATGATGTAGAGTGGCTACCGTCCATCGCTTGATCTTTCGCTATACCCCTCATAACCGAAAGCCCATCAAGACCGTTAGGGTCTTCAAAGAAAACCTTAGCGGGTGCGCCAAACATGTGTAGTTCAATTTTTGTTGGAAAAAGATTACTGACAGAACAATGTTCAGTTAGCCTTAGCCAAGGGTTTTCCATATTTGGCCTGTCGTAGTCCCCATATGCCCTAGTACCATCCGACAGAGTTACAATCCAACTAATCATCAATTGATCGACGGTTAACGATCTCATATAACCATCTCTACGAGTACAAATCATCCTAATTCTCCTTTATTCTATGAATTGCCCCTTTATATTTTTGGGGTGTGGAAGGTTTTTTCCTTGACTCATCGGCGGCAGCAGAAGCGGCCTCAGTCATAACTGTTGAAATTTTGTTGGAGTCTCTTGCATACAGACTAGAGGAATCCACCGTCCCCCTTTTTGCACCTTCATCTTCTTTGATTTTTTGTAAATGTTTTTCAACAATGGATTTTGATCTGTCTAGCTCCTTGGCTAAATCATACACTTCTGATCGGGCGTTATTTTCGATATAACTCTTTTCAACTTTTGAAAGCGGACCCTTTTTCATATTATTTCTCCGTCATAGTTCTTCTAGCTCTAGTAAAGTATAAAGTATTTCTAGTTTTCAAATACTTCATGTAAAAATCAAAACAATCTTTTGAAACCTTCTTGAATTTTCTAGTCGTGGAGGATGATCTTGAAAGCCTATCATTATAGGCGTCAATTATCTCTGCTCTGTTGTAAAGTATATAGTATGATTTGGTTTTGTCAACCTCAGACACCATCGCAAAGCCCTCTTTTTCTGCAATCTCTTCTCCAGATTTTCCGAAATAAGTTCTTTCCGTACTTTGTGGGTCTGGTAAGTTTAGGTTGGACACATCTTCGTTTTCACCTCTACCCATTTAGCTTCTCCAATTTTTCTTTAAGTAATCTGATACAATCCGCTTCTGTCGGCCCCGATATACATATCTGAGCCTTATTTGATATGCCATATTTTGACAAAA